TAGCCCACGATCGCGGATTGTGTCTGTTGCGGTAAGTAGAATCTCATTAGCGCGCATCTGTTGTCACTCGCTGAAATGACTTAGCCACGATCAAGCCTTCACGCTTGCCTTCGTTAAAGCCTTTAGCCCAGCCTACTAAATACCATAAAGCATTAGCTGCTAGAAGCAGCACAATCATTGGCATGTCAAAGCTCATCATGCACCAACCTTTGCATAATCAAAAGTACGAACCCAGTTCTGAGCAGATTGCAAGCTGCTGTGATAAACCTTTGAGTGCTCATCAGCAATAATAAAGCCATGCTTTGCAGTGGCTTCTGCATCGATCTCAGCTGAGAACCATTGACGAGATCCACAGTTGCTAATCATAAAACGATCATCGGTTGTCTTATAAGACCATCCGTTAATCTTGTTGAAGCTGATCATCTTTGTACCTATCTGTAGCAACGCCCTCGGTTGCTTACAGAATTAGTGTGACAGAAGTGTCCGACTAATCAAGCACATTCTGATAACGAAATGATAACAATTCGCCCTCGTCCACAGCATCATCCAAGCTGCGCTTAATGTCAGGCGTAAAGTCGTCCATATAGGGTAAATGATCCATCCTTATTGATTGGCACTAAGAATGGGCTAACTCGATCTCCGTGTGTCTCAATGACTGCCACAGACATCTGCCAATTCGCACTGCCAGCCTTGAGATAAGAGGCTTTTTTCTTGTCCATGACATTTCCTGCCTCTAAGCCCCAAAGAGTCCTGTATTGGCTTCCTAAGCCTTCTGTGTAGGCACTGATGCCAGCCCTGTGAGTGTGTCCACAGACTACAGATTTACCGAACTTCTTAGCCAAGCCAAGAGCTGTAAGTCCAGCATTGCTATTCATCGAGCCCTCGTCTCCGTGGACTAAGACCCAGTTCTTATGAAAACGAATCCCCAAGTCATTGAAACCCATAAAGCGGGAGTACTCGAGTTCTGGAAGTCCGATGAGGCTAGGAGCTCCTCTAACGAGAGTGTGGTATAGACGATCGGTGTGGTTGGATCGAGTGATGTCGGTAGTGCCGAGATCCCAGAGGATGTTCTGAGCGAGACTTCGATCATAATCTAGCTGCCCTTCATACTCCAGATGTGTGCCTTTAGCCCACTTAGACTGGCTCTGCATATCAAGCTCATCGCCTGTGTTAAGGACTAAATCGAACTTCTCGCGCTTTACTAACTTGATAAGATTCTTAACTGCTTGCTCATGATGATATGGAATCTGTAGATCCGAGATCACCAAGTATCTGCGTTTAGTCATCATCCTCATCTTCGTAATCGCCTAGCCGTTCTGGCTCGACTGGATCTGGCAAGATCCAACGCGGATAAGAGGGAACATCTGTAATCATGAACAGCGCAATGCCTTCGCTAAATCCTGCTTTGCGTAATGATTTCCAGTACTCATGCAACCCAATGCAGTAAGCATCAAGCTTTGAGTAACCTTGTTCCTCTAACGCCTTAGTTGCTTTTCTTGCCATAGCACAATGCTACCTGTCAAGCAATATGTTATAGATCTCATCGACTCGCGTGTTGAGTCTTTTGATCTCAGACAACAGGTGTGTGATTACATAGCCAGACAAGCCACCGAGAGCTGCAATGGTGGCAAGGTAAAGCGTAAAAAAATCGGACTGTGTCACTTCTTAATGCCCATAGAAGGATCATTAGGTGAAAGGTAGCGCAGTACAGGTGGAAGGATTGAAGCAATTCCAGCTGCAATCAATGCCTTTGGATCTGTTACCCCTGCTGCTGCCATCGAGATAACTGCTACTAAGAAGGCTCTAGCCCAAGATCCTGCTGCTGTCTTTAGTTCATTCATTGTTTGCTCCTAACATAGGTACTTGAAAAAAAGCACCATCATTGTCAGCTTCTTTCTTAAAGCTAACATGCATGTGCTTAGTGTGTTTGTTAGCCCCTGTGTACTTGCGCCACTTCCAGTTAAGGATGCGTGAGCAGATTCGTCCATCGTAAATGATGTAACTAATACGCTTGTCTTTCTTGGATCTGGACAAGGTACGAAGCTGATCAGCAAGATCTCCCATGATGTCTGGCTTACCGCCCTTGAATAAGTCTTTGTCCACATCAATGGCACGAACCCAGCCTTGCTCATCTGGATTATGATCTGACTTGCGAGCAGCGTGTCGGGTATCACCGATCCAACCATCCGATGTGCGGTCACGATCTGGGAACGAGTCATCGAACTGCTCTCTCAGCTGAACAGCAGCTTTAGAAAGTTTTACCTTCACTTATAATCCGAGTGCCTTTAGATCATCAGCAGTTAAGCCAAGTGCTTCAAGTTTTGCCTGTGCTGCAATCTTGTCATTAGTTGCTTTTTCTTCTGCAACCTTTTGTGCTTCCGCGCTTGCCTTTATTGCTTGATAATTGGCAATCTCTGCAGAATTCATATCTCTGTTAGTGGTTACGACTATGCCGTTTTCATCGACAGTAATCTCTCCATTTGCATCAAGTACTGGTTCTTGGACTGTTAGTTTTTCCATTATTTGACTCCATATATCTTGACTGTGCCAGTGGCAACTGGCGTTGCAGCCCAAGTGATTAAAGCTGATGTAATTGCATTATTGTTGTTCCAAGCACCATTAAATGTTCCTGCTTCTCCGCTACACGCAAAGTTCGAAGTTAGCGTTTTATATCCTGCGGTTCCTTTGTAATTAAAAACTGTCAATGTAAAAGCACCGACAGCCCCGTTTGTGCTAACTGAAGTCTGAAAAGATGATGCAGCGTTGTTATTTGCCAAAGTAGTGCCAGAAGTTAAGCTGCGTACTTGTCTGTAATTGGAAGCAGTGTCACCATTAAATTGGATAGTAGTTGATCCACCTGAACCACTGTCATTGTAACCTTCAGCAACAATCATCAAGTTATTATAAGAACCGCTAATTGAAGGAAGGCTTAAAGTCGATGCAGCAGTTATGTTATAAGTATTAAGCAAAGTCATGCCACCGCTTGAAGCAGTTGCCCACTCTGGAGCCGTTGCCCCAGAATTGACTTGCAGCACTTGCCCCGCTGTACCAATGCCAAGACGAGCAGGGGTTGATCCAGATGATGAATAAATTGTGTCACCTGTGGTGGTCATTGGGTTAGTCATGCCAGTTGCGTCTGAAACCCACTTGAAGTCCATGTCTGTGTTGCTGTTCTTGGCTAGGACTTGATTAGTCGTGCCACCTTTAAGATCGAGTAGTGAAGCATCGATTGCATCGCCTAGCGTCTCAATGGCTACTGCGCCATCCTTGACTAGGTCAGTGCTGGTTGGTACTGCCCAACCAAAATTAGGGGTTGTTGTTGCCATTAGGTTAGAGCTCCGATCGCTTTAGACCACTGTAGTGTACCATTTACGCCACTCCAGATGGTGTTAGTTGGAAGTACTGTTGCCCATGTTGGAGCAATTAGAGAGAAGTCTGTCGGTGAGACATAGATAGTGGCATCCACGAAAGTTGGAGTGGCTCTCATTGAGATGCCCTCTACAAAGCCTGAGAAGTACCCCTCGAACATGTTGAAGGGTAGGTTAGTGATGATTACTGGCTCACCAAAGGATAGGTTGATTAGGTCATCTCTTAGGGCATCAGGCATATTAGGATTGTCAAGTCTAAAAGTAATCTGGTCAAGCTGTGTTCTAGGCACTGAGCGCAGGGCTAGATCGCGCTCGATGATGTCCTCAATATCTGCCAGAAAGCGGATATTGGAATCGAATGTTCTCTGGTAACGACCATAAGTAATAATCGAAGCATCGTCTGTGGCTGAGTATGTGCTGCCGTAGTCATTGCCATAGCGCACAATTTCACTGTTACGAATCTTGCCAATCTGTAGGATTGACTTAACGCTGGCAGGGGAAGCATAGTTGCCATCTAATTGTGTAGAGCCATTAGCTGCTAAATAGTTACTTCTATGATCCGCATCTGCATAGGCTATGCGCCCTTGCTTGTCCTCGTAGAGCGTTCCGAGTGCGCTATCGGCTATCTGCTGCACTAGGGTCTGGGTGTTGCGATCAGCTGCTGAAAGATTGTCCATTTGATAAAGACCAGCATCAATCTCGCCTAAGCCCACATTCTCAGCGTTAGCCCATGTGGTAGTTGGATCGTAATTAACCCATTGAAGGGCAGGTGCAACTTCTTGCCACTCATTGACCAGCAGTTCCTGTAAGATAATTGAGATTTGTTCACCATCTAAATTGTGTGCGACAGAGTCTGTGTAGATCGCTTTAGGCAGTTTAGCCAAAGCACCCACTGCAAGGATCGAACCAAGAGTTACAAAGCCTGATTCTTCTGGGCTTCTAACTGAGGTTGAAAAGTCTGAGACTGTGCCACCGAATACAGGCACATAAGTGCCACCACTATCTTTAAGCTCTAAAGTAAGGGAATCTGTAACATCGATGTCAAAGAGAGAGTTGGTCGAGTTAATGATATCCATACGGGCATAACCTGCTTGGCATTGGCGATCAATATCAATCCGACCCGTAGTAACACTTACGCCAGTTACATTGGTGTACACAGTCGTGCCGACTGTTATGCGCCACTCTGGAAGCCATGTCATACGGCTAGAAGTCCTGTAGAGCTAGTGCCTCGCTGATATGACTGACGGATCACATCTTCTACAGCTCTAGCGATTGCCTCTGGATCACCCACGCCAGTATTGACTGTGATGTTTGTGCCACCTGCTCCATAACCTCTGCCAGAGTTCATGTTAGGGCTGTAGCCACCTAGATCGCCTACGGACTTTTGATAAGCAATTAGATCCTTAAGATCCTGCTCTGATTGCATATCTAATAGATCGGCAAAAGCGTTAGCGCGGGCAGAAGCTGCATCTGCATATTCGAGAATAGCTCCGATAGATCCCTGTGCAGCAATCTCTTTAGAGATAGGCGCAATGTAATCTCCAACTGGAATTCCTGAACCTAGCGATCCGCTTGTTGGTACTTTAGCCGTTGCCTGAGTATTTGCCTGTGCCAGAAGTCTGAGCATCTCTTGGATCTTTGCCAGAGCTGCATCAAGGTTAGTTAGATTGACTAAATCCTTTGGCTTAAGGGTGTCAAGGATTGACTTGATGTCTGAAAGTTTTACATTTTGATTAGACAAAGCGTTGAAGATTTTTAGATCTTCATTAAGTCTCTTGGTTGCAGCAACAATGGCTGCTTCATCCTTAGAAGCAATGGCATCTTCCAGATTAGAGATTGACTGCTTGATGTTTAGACGAGCAGTGTCATTGGCAATTTGTAAGCGTTGAGTATCAGTAGTTGCCTTGCCTAATTGCTCAGCCTGATTAGTCAGTGCTGCTGCAATCTGGATTTTGTCTATGTCAAAGACTTCGTTGCCCTTGTTAAGTGCAAGATTGGCTTTGTCAATAGCAGTTGCCAGTCTCTTATCCTTGAGGATCTTGGCTTGGTTGCTCGCTTGAGTGCCTGTGAGCTTGGCTAGCGCTGCTGCTGATTTCTTAGCTGCTGCATCTGCTTTCTGTGTATCCTGTGAGGATTTAGTAAGGGATATGTTACCCATGCCCTGAAAAGCAGTAGGATCTTGATAAAAGAATGAAAGATTCTTAAGATTAAAATTGGCTTTAGTAATAGCAATGAACTTGCCTGTCTCACGAATTAAACCAGCAATCGCTTCTGCAACTTTGTTAATTCCCTCAACTGTTGGATCGATGGTGCTAGATCCTGATGCAGTTCTTAATGCATCAACTAAGCCTTTTCCAATAGTTTCTTTAGCGTTGTTGCCGGCAATCGTTAGTTTAGCCAATGAACCTGCATAAGTATCGGCTGCTGCTGTTGCTTGACCAGCGAACAATTCTGATAGTCGTTGCTGGATTTCCTCGAATGATGATGATGATAATTCAGCTTTGCTAAGTCCAACACCCAAGCGACCAAGTGCTTGAGTTTGTCCTAAGTATGCCTTCTGTAAACTTTGAGAAACTTGAGTGACTGACTTGCCTGTTCCCGCTGCGATGTCGAGTGCAAGTCCAAGCAATTCCTGAGACTTAGTTACATCACCTGTTGCACGAAGTAAGCGATCCATTGCTGGACGAAGCTCATCATCAAGCACACCTGTCTGCATTTCAAGGCGGGAAATAAAACCATTGACTGTGCCGATGTTTGATCCATAGGCAAGATTAAGATTTTTGAGAGTTTGTCCTAATGAGGTTGCAGCCTTGTCATCTTCTACGAACGCTTTAAGAGAAGCTCTGCCATAAGCAAAGACTGCTGCTGTGCCAAAGGCTAAGCCTAGATTTCTAGCAACATTCTTACTGCTTTTGTTTAACTTGTTGAGGGCTGTATCAGCTTGCTTAAATCCTTTAGCATCTAATTTCGACCCAATGTTAATATCAATAGCCATTATGCAGCCTTACTTAAAGTAGTAGATTTAGACTTGTCAATAAACTTTCGCTCTGCTTTGTCTATGGCTTTGATTGCTGCTCCGTAAGCCTTGCCTTGATCCTGCGCCCATGCTTTAAGAATCAGGCGACCTTGACCCTTTAGACTCTTGGTCAATGGTGGCAAGTTCTCAATAAACTTTTCTCCAGCATTAGGATTGATGGATCGACTAACTTTCTTAGAAGTGCCACCTGCTTTAGGGCCAACCCACGGCTGTCCTTGCCCGTTGTTGGCTCGACCTGCTGTCTCATAGATAGCACCTGCAACAGACTTGTTATAAATCTTTGCATTAGAAGTGAATCCAGATCGAGTTGCTTTACCTGCTTTTGTGGTAAAACCTATGCCAGAACGAATTGTGCGAGCATTGTAAGTTGGAAACTTGCCTTCTGAGAATGAACGCCCAGCCCATCCAGACATCGGAGAATCAGAAGGCACAAAGCCTTTAGCCTTTTTAGCAATAGGAGCTAGTGCTGCTTTAAGTTCAGCATTCAACTCTTTGTTCAATTCTGGAGCGAACTGTCGGATGGCTTTGCGAGTTTGTTTAACGCCTTCGACTTCTATGCGCATCACTAGCCTCCTTTGCTTCATCCTTAAGCCCTTGCACTAATGCATCGAGCATGGTCTTATCTAGATCTAACAGTTGCTGTGGCGCGATTCCCAATCTAATGCTTAGCCTAGCGATTAGATAGGTG